CGCCGCTGTGAGGCCATCCAGCACGGCGTGATCGTCCACCAGCTGTGCCGCCCGATCTGGCGGGCGTGGATGGAACAAGCCGTCTTGGAAGGCGCGCTGGCGCTGCCGCAGTTCACCGAGAAGAAGCGCGACTACTTCGCGGCCAAGTGGATTCCACAGGGCTGGCAGTGGGTCGATCCCAAGAAGGAATTCGACGCGATGCTGACCGCCATTCGCGCCGGGCTGCTGTCTCGCTCGGAAGCCATCTCGGCCTTCGGCTACGACGCCGAGGACATCGACCGCGAGATCGCCGCCGACAACCAGCGTGCCGATGCGCTCGGTCTGGTCTTCGACTCTGACCCGCGCCACGACAAAGCGCCCCTGCCATCGGCATCGGGCGCTCCCATGACCGCGGCCGCCACGGTGGCCGTACCGCAAGACCGACAGGACAACTGAGATGCCACTCCTTCATCTGGCGTCCCGCATCGTTGGGACGCCGCTCCTCATTGCGAGGCCCAAACTCGACGTGATCCTCTCGGTGCTGGGCTCGCGTCTTGGTTTACAGAACCTTGGCCTGCCCGATCTGGACATGGCCATGCCCCTGCCGCGCCAGACCGCCACCTCGGCTCAGGCGGGCATTGCCGTCATCCCGGTGGTCGGCACGCTGGTCAGACGTTCGATGGGTATCGAAGCCGCCTCTGGCCTGATGTCCTACGGCGAGATCGAAGCCCGACTGGATGCCGCGCTGGCCGACCCGCAGGTGGCGGGCGTCCTGCTCGATCTGGACTCGCCCGGCGGCGAGGCCTCGGGCGTGTTCGAGTTGGCCGAGCGTATCCGCGCCGCCAGCACCATCAAGCCGATCTGGGCGCACGCCAACGATGCCGCGTACTCGGCGGCCTATGCCATCGCGGCGGCCTGCCAGCGCCTGACGCTGTCGCAGACCGCTGGCGTCGGCTCGATTGGCGTGATCGCGCTGCACGTCGACCAGTCGGTGAAGGACGCCAAAGACGGCCTGAACTACACCGCCATCTTCGCGGGCAGCCACAAGAACGATTTCTCGCCGCACGAACCGCTCAGCCCCCAGGCCACCACCGCGTTGCAGGCCGAGGTCGATCGGCTCTACGACATCTTCGTCGAGCAGGTTGCGCAGATGCGCGGCCTCGATCCGGATGCCGTGCGCGCCACCGAAGCCGGGCTGTTTTACGGCGAGCAGGCGGTGGCAGCGGGTCTGGCCGACGCCGTGAGGCCGTTGGATGCGGTGCTGACCGAGTTCACCGACGCGCTGGCGGCCCAGCAGCGGCTGGCGCAGCCCGGTGTGGCCCGCGCCTCGCCACGAAAACTGGCCCCGCAGTTGTCCGCAACCCCGCCCCGAAGCAACGCTTTCACCCTGGAGCACACCATGACCGACCCCCAAGACGAGCACGAAGACAACGGACTTGATCCGACCGACACCACCCCGCAGGGCGACCAGCCGCCGCTTGAGAGCGATCCGCAACCGACGCCTGCTGCCCAAGCCGCACTGGCGCAGTCCTTTGCCAGCGGGCGCGGCCAGGCGCAGGCCCAAGCACAAGCCATCGCAGAGCTGTGCCTGATCGCGGGCCAATCCCAACGCACGGCAGAGTTCCTCGCCGCAGGCTTCTCGGAAGCGCAGGTGCGCCGCGCCCTGCTCGAGGCCCGTGCCGACCAACCCGACATCACCTCGCGCATCACCGCCGAGGCAGGAACCATTCAGCACCCGGAGAACAGTCCGGTGGTCGCTGCCGTCAAGAAACTCACCGCCAAGGAGTAAGCGATGCCCACGGTCTCTCAACCCAAGAACCTCGGCGACCTGCTGAAGTACGAAGCGCCGAATCTCTACTCGCGCGACCAGGACACCGTCGCGGCCGCGCAGAATCTGCCGCTGGGCACCGTGGTGGGTCGCGAAACGGCCACGGCCAAACTCAAGGCCCTCGACCCGAGCGCCTCGGACGGCACGGAAATCGCCGTTGGCGTGCTCGGCAATGACGTCGATGCGACGCTGATCGACCGTGAGGACGCCATCCTGATCGCCCGCCACGCCATCGTCGCGCGCGGCGCCTTGGTCTGGCCAAGCGGCATCAGCGCGGCGCAGCAGGCCACTGCCCTTGCCCAACTCACCGCCCTTGGCGTGCTGGTGCGCGACAGCGCCTGATCCCGTCCCGACGATTCATCTCACTCCCCCGCAAACCCGCCGCTGGCGGGTTTGATCATTTCTGGAGCCCCCAATGCAGAACCCGTTTGAAAACCCCGGCTTTTCGATGGCGAGCCTCACCGCCGCCATCAACCTCCTGCCCAACCGCTATGGGCGGCTGGAGCAACTCAACCTGTTTCCGGCCAAGCCGGTGCGCACCCGGCAGATCCTCGTCGAGGAGTACGCCGGTCGTCTGAACCTGCTGCCCACCCGCGCGCCGGGTTCGCCCGGCACGGTGGGGGAGCGGGGCCAGCGCAAGCTGCGTTCCTTCGTGATCCCGCACATCCCGCACGACGACGTGGTGCTGCCCGAGGAAGTGCAAGGCCTGCGCGCCTTTGGCTCGGAAACCGAGATGGAAGCCATCGGCGGTGTCATGGCCCGCCATCTGGAGACCATGCGCAACAAGCACGCGATCACCCTGGAGCATCTGCGCATGGGGGCGCTCAAGGGCAAGATTCTGGACGCCGATGGCAGTGAACTCGTCGATCTGTTCGATGAGTTCGACATCACGCCGCAAAGCGTGCCCTTCGAGTTCTCCACCACCACCGACAACGGCAAGCTCAAGGAAGCCTGTTTGGAGTTGCTGGGACTGATGGAGGATGCCCTTGCGGGCGAGTTCTCGACCGGTGTGCATGTGCTGTGCTCGCCGGAGTTCTTCCGGGCGCTGACCACCCACAAGGAGGTCAAGACTGCCTACCAGAACTGGCAGCAGGGCGCTGTGCTGATCAACGACATGCGCTCGGGCTTCAACTACAGCGGCGTCACCTTCGAGGAGTACCGGGGCCAGGCATCCTATGTGAAGCCCGACGGCACGCTGGGCACGCGTCGCTTCATTGCCGCAGGGGAAGCCCACGCCTTCCCGCTGGGCACGGTGGACACCTTCGCCACCTACTTCGCGCCGGCGGATTTCAACGAGACCGTGAATACCATCGGCCAGCCGCTGTACGCCAAGCAGGAGCCGCGCAAGTTCGACCGGGGCACCGATCTGCACACGCAGAGCAACCCGCTGCCGATGTGCCACCGCCCGGGCGTGCTGATCAAGCTGACCTCGTCCTGATGGATGTCGCAACGCTGTACGAAGCGGCCCGCAATGCCGGGCTGCTGACCGCCGTCACGGTGGCAGGCACCACCGTGCACTGTGCCTTCCGCGCCCCGGATGAAACCGTGCTCGACGGCTTTGCACTGTCGCGCGACTACCAGATCGACTACCCGGCGGCCTGGCTGACGCTGGCAGCCGGGGACACGGTCGAGGTGGCCGGCAACAGCTACCAAGTGCGTGACGTGCGCGCCATCGGCGACGGCAGCGAGCGTCGCGCCTCGCTCTCCCAACTTTGAGGTTACCGACATGAACTCCGTCCGCGAGCGCGTCTTGCGGGAGGTCGTCGCACGCCTGTCATCCGCCATTGCCCCGATTCCGGTGCTGCGCATGCCTGCTGTGCCGGTGACCCGCGAGGCCAGTCCGGCGCTGCTGGTGTTCGTCGATGGCGACAGCATCACCGCCCACGCCAATCACCTGGTCGACCGGCTGTTGATTCTCCGGCTCGCCGTCGTGGCACGCGGTGCGGATGCCTTCGACATCGCTGACCAGGCGCTGGTGGCAGCCCACGCGGCAATACTCGCTGATCCGAATCTGGGCGGTCTGGCGATTGCCGTGCGCGAGATCGACTGCGACTGGGAGTCCGACGACGCCGACGCCGGGGCCGTGCTGCTGCCCGCCCGCTACGAAATCCGCTACCGCACCCACGCCATCGACCTCACCCAAACAGGATGAATCCCCCATGCACATCGAACTCCTGAAACCCCACACCCACGCCGGCCAGCGCCTCGCCGTCGGTGATCGCCTGGATCTGAACGAGGCCAGCGCCCGCTGGCTGATCACGCAGGGCGTGGCCAAAGCGGCCACCCCCGCGACCGATTCCAAACCCACCCGCCGTGATGCCACGTCCGGTGTTTCCACAACTGCAGCCACCCAAGGAGACTGACCATGGCTTACTTTTCCGGACAAGGCCGCGTTTACATCGGTGCACGCGATGCCCTCGGCAACCCGGCAGGACTGACCTTCGTCGGCAACGTGCCCGAGCTGAAGGTGTCGCTGTCGGTGGACACCATCGAGCACCAGGAAGCGCAGTCGGGCCAGCGCCTGACCGACCTGCAGCTCATCAAGACCAAGAAAGGCGAGTTCGCCTGCACGCTGGAAGAGCTGATCGCCACCAATCTGGCGCTCGCGCTTTACGGCACCACGACCACGATCACCCCCGGCACCGTGACCGGCGAGCTGCTGCCCAACCCGGTCACCCCGGGCAGTCTGTACCCGCTGGCGATGCAGAACGTGTCCGCCGTGCAGATCCAGGACTCGGATGTCCCGCCCAAAACGCTTCCGGCCAGCCAGTACAGCGTCAATGCCAAGCACGGTTCACTGGTGGTGCTGGATGCCACGTCGGGTGGCCCGTACACCGAGCCGTTCACCGTCGATTACGCCTATGGCGCGGCGCAGAGCA